ACTGGGAACCATGTCCTCGTTTATCGGGCCATTGAATCCCTCACCGAGCGGAGCGACCCGTGGACCTCGTGTCCGTTCACAAGCACCTAATTGACAACGGTCAAGCCCATGTCATCGCTGACTTTGTGGACATCCTTGACGGCAACACGCTGACCTCCGACTGGAAGGTGTACGCCTCCGACCTCAACGAGGCGTGGAAGCAACGGGAAGAGCAGCGCATCATGGACGAGTTGGCCCATGACCGTGACATCCCCAAAGCCTTTGCCCGTTACCAATCCATGCAGGCCATTGAAACCAACGCCACCGAAACCACCGCTCACGAACTGGCCAAGACCTACCTTATGAACATGAACGAGGTCAGGGAAGGCAGACGCAAGGATTCCATCTTCCCCACTTACATCAGCCCGATGGACCGAATGCTCACAGGGTTTAAGCCTACCGAGTTCATTCTTCTTGGCGGTCGGCCCGCAATGGGCAAGACGCTCTTAGCCCTGCAAATCGCAATGAATCAAGCCATGGCCGATATTCCCGTGGTGTTCTTCACCCTTGAAATGAGTGCCGAGCAACTGACCCAGCGGATGCTTTCCAACCTCGCCACCATGGACGGGGCGCACTTCCTCAACCCGACCGAGCGAATCAGCACCAAAGATTTCATGGACTTGGGCCAAAAAGCGGACCTACTTAAATCCAAACCGCTCTACATCGTGGACCTGCACCAAGCCAACCTGGACCGCATCGAAGGCGAAATCGCCAAACTCAAAACCAAGTACGGGATTTGTGGATTCTATCTTGACTACCTCCAACTGGTGGAACCAACCAAAATCGACAAAGCCAAGCCAAAAATTGAGCAGATGACCAACATTTCCAAAACGCTTAAAGCAATCTGCAAACGGCAGAAGGTGTTCGGGGTTGTCGTGTCGTCCCTATCCCGTGCGACGGAAGGACGCAGCGACCATCGCCCCATCATGTCGGACCTTCGGGAAACGGGCCAACTGGAGTTTGATGCTGACAAGATTGGCTTTGTTTATCGTCCCTACGAACACGACAAGAGCCAGCCAGCGGACCTCATGGAGGTCATCGTCCGCAAGAACCGCAACGGCGGCCTTGGTATCGACAAATATTCAATGCCACCTTCCCTTTACCAAAGCCAACGAGTACCCACCNATTCGCTATGAACATTCTTGCCGCAGTATCAGGGGGCCGCAGTTCCGCAATGATGGCCCACCACCTTATGACCAACCCAAAATACAANNACGACAACATCGCCTTNGTTTTTGCAAATACGGGCATGGAACGGCCTCAAACGATTGATTTTTTGAAGGCTATGGAAAAATACTGGAACCTGCCACTTATAAAAAATTGAGGGGTTGTATTCGACCACAATGGGTGTTGGAGTTCGTTATGCGATTAAAGAGTGGGATGAATTGGACATGACCGCAAAACCATTTACGGAAAGCATTGCTCATGTAAATAAAGGCTCATATAATGGAATACCAAACTCGGATGCTCCCTATTGCTCCGACTATTTGAAAGTAAGGCCGATGACGAGATTTGCAAAAGATTATTTTAAAGGTCAAAAATTTGTAAAAGCAATCGGATTTCGTGCTGAAGATATGCCGAAACGAATTTCTTGGGCAGAGATTAAAGTTGAAAAAGATAGAATATTTCCTTTAATTACCGATTACCCTGCACCAATAACCCAAAGGGACTTGACCGATTTTTTTGCTGGTCAGCCGTTCCAATTAGGCATTCACGGGAAACTTGGAAACTGCGAACTTTGCTGGAAAAAATCGGACCGTAATCTTGTTGAGGTGATTCGTTATGGCACCCGATTTGTCGGTTGGTGGGAAAGAATGGAAGAACAATATGGCAACACATCATTTCGTGGGAATCGTTCAATCAAGGATTTTGTCAAGATGGCTCAACAAGGCTATACGCCCGAACTTGACTTTGGACAGGAAGATTTTAACTGCGTCTGCTCATGATGGAAGAATACAACCTCCAAGCCGCCTGCGTCAAGTTGTTCGCAATGCTCCGACCCAACGAGCAAGGTCTGCTATTCCTCAACCTCAACAACCCCCGTTCCCGTTCCAACGGTTTCTTCCTCAAAGGCATCGGGCTGACCGCTGGGGTGGCTGACATGACCTACCTATCCCCGAAGGGTGCGGTGTTCCTTGAGTTCAAAACACCCAAGGGCAAGCAGTCCCTCTCCCAAAAATGGTGGCAGGGGGTCGTGGAGGCAGTTGGCTACAGGTATGTAGTCATCCGAAGCGTGGAAGATTTCCAGCGGGTGTTGGCTGAATGTGGGTAGGTTGTGTATATCTTTGACCCATGCACCGCTTACTGCTCCTGTTCCTGCTGACCGCCTGCACCAACAACCGCCCTTGGACGGTGATTGAGGTACGGCCCAAGGGTGATGCCTGCGAGTATGTGCTTTCACGCAGCAACGGATTCGGGCCGCAGTTAAAAATCCAAACCGATTCGTGCGGTAAATACACACTTTTCCAAACCATAAACCCATGAAAACCGCAACAGAATTGCCCTTTGACTGCGACGATATTGAGTTTAGAAAATTGGCGGATGATTACCTGTCTTTAGTTTATCGCTTGCCTAAAATAGAGCAAGATATATTTCTTAATGGTTATAATGGTTTTAATGCTGACAGGTATCGCAATGGCATTGCATTTCTTAAATCTAAATTAGAAAAAATGGAAAATTTGAGCTTGCTGAAAAGATTAAATGGGGATAAACGCAGAAAATTATTGGACTTCAAAGACGAATATCCAAAGCAATACATTAGCTTAATAAATGCTTTATCGGAAAAAACAAGCCCAAGTCAATTATCACTTGCTGAATGCATGGATTTAGCCCATGCAACTGACATGCCTTACGCTCAATTCTGTAACCAAATCTTTGATACTTTTCAATCCAAGCCTTAAACCAACCCCAAACCAATGAAAACCCTCAAAGATTACCTCAAATTTCTTAACGCTTGCAAGCCTGCCATTGACTGGGCAGGCGATAAACCCGTTGAGCAAGTTGTAGCCGAGTGTCATCGTGGCGATTGGTTGCTATGGCTTGCGAAAAAATGCGGCGTTGAACTGCAACCGCTGACCCTTGCCAAGGCGCATTGCGCCAACACCGTGAGGCACTTGATGACCGACAAGCGCAGTACGAGGGCCGTCGATGTAGCCATTGCATTTGGTGAAGGCAGGGCTACGAGAGAGGAATTGGATGCCGCCGCCTCTGCCGCCGATGCCTCCTTTGTCACCTATGCCGCCTATGCCGCCCATGCCGCCGCCGATGCCGCCTATGCCGCCCATGCCGCCGCCGATGCCGCCGCCGATGCCGCCTATGCCGCCGCCGCCGATGCCGCCGCCGATGCCGCCTATGCCGCCAACCAACAGGCAACTGCTGACATCTGCCGAAAGTACATCGGTGAGTTAATCATTCAGAAAGTAAACCAAACCCTAAACCCATGAAACCAACCCCCACCGATTTCCGCCGCTGGCAAATCCACATCCGCAAGGAGTGCGTGTCTTGCAGCAAGCCCGACCGCTCCGAAACCATTTCTCCGTGGAAAGTGAACTGGACCCTACTCGGTCGCATCCTCCAAGCCAAAAACGCCTGACCTATGCCCTGGATAAGACCCCAAGACCGAATGCCCCAAGACGGGGTAGAGGTACTGATAACCGATGTGGAGGGAATGCAGATTGTGGCTTGGTATAGTTCTGGATACAATATGTGGTACTCCGAGAACCACTCTTGGTTCACCCATGAAGTCAACTATTGGATGCCCATCCCCGAAATTGTTTAAGCCATGACCCCAGCCCTCATCCACCACCTTGTTGACACCACGGCCGCCATCTTCGGCATCACGCCCGACCAAGTGCGCTCCGCATCAAGGGAACGACCCTGCGTCATCGCCCGCAATATCGTGGCCGACATCGCCTACAACGAGTACCTGTTCACCTTTGCGGCCATTGGCAAGGAACTGAACCGCCACTACTCCACCATCATCATCAACTTGGAATCCTTCCGCAACGACTGCAAGGCCAAGCCGCAACTCCGATACCTACGGAGGCAAGTTTTCAACAACGCCCAAGAGTATTTGCAGACGGCTGAGGGGGCTTATATTACTGATACCCTGCAACTTCCGCCTACCGAATAGCCCGAAACTACTATCACGCCCAAGGGGTCAGTTTAACCGCTGACCCCTTTTTTTTGCAATCTTTGTGCATGGCAACAGCAGACCAAGTTATCCTCGACCTCTACCGCACGGGTGAAATCCGCAAAGCCTGCCTCACCATCACAGGGGGCGACCCGCTTTGGCGGGACTTGGAACAGGAGTGCGTGCTGATTCTACTGGAGAAAGACCCCGCCAAGATTCTGCAAATACAGGCGCAGGGGTATTTCAAGTTTTATGTGGTTCGCTTGCTGCTGAACCTGTACCGAGGCAAGAATAACCAGTTTGCGCAGAAGTACCGTCACCACGACCTGCTCGAAGAACTGGACCCCGATTCACCCATCCCCCAGTCCGAGTATGATTCCCTCATGGACGACCTGTGGGCCATCGCCGAAGCGGAGATGGACACTTGGGCCAAGGACGGGGCGTTCCCGTACGACAAGGAACTGCTACGCCTGCACCTACGGACGGGGAACATGAAGAAACTATCCCGTGACACGGGCATCCCGTACCGCAGTATAATCTATTCAATCGACCAAGCCAAGGCCAAAATCAAGGCTGCAATCCAAAACCATGGACACGCTGATATTTCCCCTGCTGATTAGTTCGCTGACCGCCCTTGCCATTGCGGAGTACCATGTCCTCCCGCAGGCTTGGTACAAGACCTGGTTCGCAAGGCACAAGCCGTTCTCCTGTGTCACCTGCCTGACCTTTTGGGTGGCGGTGGCCCTGACGCTGCCCACCTGCGGTTGGGTTCTCGCTCCCGTTTACGGCCTTGCATCGGCAGGGCTTACCGTTGTCATCTTGCAACTGACCAACCGATGACCCAAGCGGAATACCTACTTGCCCAGAAGCACCGTCATTACTGGGAGCAGTATCAGGCTCACCTGTATATGCGGCTCTCCCCCGAAGCGGTCCACGACCTGCAGACCATCCTCGTCGCCCACGGCAGGCCCAACACGAATTGGTGGTGCGCTGACTGCGTAAAATCGGCCCTTCAATACATTTACCAAGAGGTGGACCAATTCGCCCAAGACAACCACCACACCGTTACCCATGCCCTCAACAACCCCAACCCGTGACCAGCAGTTCCAAACCTATGCCGATTACGGCGAAGGGGTACGCAATAACGCCAAGCGGGGGATTGAACTCAACGAGCGCAACGGCAACAAGTGTGCCACACAGACGGGCAAGGTCAGGGCGCAGCAACTCGCCAGCGGTGAGGGGATTTCCCTTTCCACGGTTAAGCGGATGCACTCTTACCTTTCACGGGCAGAAACATACTACGACAACGCAGATTCCAACTCCGACTGCGGCTACATCTCATACCTCCTTTGGGGTGGCAAAGCGGCCCTTGGATGGTCACGAAATAAACTCCGAGAACTTGGCGAACTCGACTAAAACGCCCAGCAACGAGGCGCAAGTCCAAGCCCGCATGGATTCGCTGATGATGGTGATAACCACCCTCTGCGACTGCATTGGCGCCGTGGATGAATCCAACTCGCCCAACGCTTTTGCGGTGAAGATGAAAATCGTGGACAAGATTGATTCGCTGATTGATAAAATCGAGTACTGATGGAACGAGGAAGGCCAAGGTCGTTTGCAACACCCCAAGACCTTTGGGATGAGTTCGTGGAATACTGCGACAAAACCAAGGGGCAACCCATTCTCGTGAAGGATTGGATTGGCCCAAAAGCAGTGCAGGTCTATCGGGAGAAGGAAGCCCCATTGACTATGGAAGGGTTCAAACTACACCTTTGGGATAAGGGCATTGCAGATGGGGGAAGGGATTATTTCAGCAACAAGGGGGGAGCATACGAAGATTTTTCCGCAATCTGCTCCCGCATAAAGGAAGCCATCCGAGCGGACCAAATCAAAGGAGGTATGGCGGGCATCTACAACCCCTCCATCACCCAGCGGTTGAACGGCTTGGTGGAAAAGCAGGAGAACACCGTCACCATCGAGCAACCCCTGTTCGGGGATGGAGTTTAAGTACACCACCGCCATCAAGAAGATTCGGGCCATGAAGGCTCGGAAGAAGGTCATCCAAGGTGGCACGTCTGCGAGCAAAACATTCGGCATCCTTGCCGTGCTGATTAACCACGCCGCCAAACACCCGAAATCGGAAATATCCGTAGTATCCGAATCCGTGCCTCACCTACGGAGGGGAGCGATTAAGGACTTCGCCAAGATTATGCAATGGACGGGCCGTTGGGTTCCTGACAGGTGGAACAAGACCCTGCTCCAGTACAACTTCGCCAACGGGTCCACGATTGAGTTTTTCTCGGCGGATTCCGAGGCACGGCTCCGTGGGGCAAGGAGGCAGGTGCTTTACATCAACGAGGCGAACAACATCGACTTTGACTCCTACTACCAGTTGGCGATTCGTACCAGCCAAGAAATCTACATCGACTTCAACCCCACCCACGAGTTCTGGGCGCATACGGAAGTCCTCCCCGAAGCGGATGCGGAGTTCCTCATCCTTACCTACCAAGACAACGAAGCCCTGCCTGATACGATACGATACGATATAGAACGAAACCGAGCCAAAGCGGAAACCTCTGCCTATTGGGCAAACTGGTGGAAGGTGTACGGGTTGGGCCAAGTCGGGACGCTCCAAGGGGCTATCTACGGCGATTACACGGTGGTTGAGGGCATAGACCCATCCACGATGAAATTCATCGCCTACGGCCTCGACTGGGGGTTCAGCAACGACCCCACAGCCTTGGTCGCCGTGTACCGCAGGGGGGACGACTTGTTTATTCATGAGTTGCTCTACCATCGGGGCTTGACCAACTCGGATATTGCCACCCGACTGAAGGAGTTCGGGATTACAAGGGCTTGGGAGATTGTGGCCGATTCTGCAGAACCGAAGTCCATCGAGGAAATCTATCGGCTGGGGTTCAATATCAAGCCCGCATCCAAGGGGCCCGATTCGGTCAGGCAGGGGATTGATGTCGTGAAACGGTTCAACCTTCATGTGACCAAGGATTCCGTGAACCTCATCAAAGAACTCCGCTCGTACACTTGGGCGACGGATAAGGACGGCAAGGACACGGGGGTCCCGATAGATTCCTACAACCACGCCTGCGATGCCCTCCGCTATGTGGCCTTGAATAAACTTGCCGTGAGCAATTCGGGGAAGTATCTTGTGGTGTAACTTTGGGGCATGAACCTCGAATCCCTCCTTGACCTCGCCTTGGCCATCGGTCGGGTCGTGCTGGCCTTGGTGTTTGTCGGCTGCATCTTAACCCTCATCATGCAATGAAACTCATCCACTACTACCACATCTATTGCGGCGGCGGCGGGCAATGGCAGTTAATCATGCATCAGCACATGATGGCCCTGTGCAATTACGGGCTGATTGAGCAACTTGACGAAATCCGTGTCGGCATCGTCGGTCCACCCGACCAGCGGAAGGTAGTCAAGGAGATACTAGACAACTCCCTCGTGGCGGCGAAGGTCAAGGTCGTGGTCACCCGCACGAACGCTTGGGAGCAGGCGACCCTGACCGAGATGTACCGAGCAAGCCAAACCGAGGATGCGGCTTACCTGTACGGGCATACGAAAGGGTCCGCAAATCCTTCCCTTGTCGCCCAACTATGGGGGCGCAGTATGATTTTCTTTAACATCGTGGCTTGGGAACGCTGCCTTGCTGAACTGGAGAAAGTGGATGCGGTTGGATGCCATTGGCTGACCACCGAGCAGTTCCCACAAATAGCGGACCACAACAACCCCGATGGATACCCCTATTTCGCAGGTAACTTTTGGTGGGCCAAGTCCTCCCACATTCGGGAACTGGGCGAACCGCTCCGAGAACACCGCTACCAAGGGGAGCATTGGATTGGGAAGAAACCGAACACCGTTGTCTTTGACCCCAACCCTGGTTGGCCCGACCCAAGTAAATTCGTGATAACCTTTTGACCATGCAGCAGAAACCCGAAGAAATCCTCAAAGGATTGGATTACGGCCACATCTACACAACCGATGTAAACCACATCCTTGAAATCCACAACACCGCCAAGAAGCACGCAAAGGGACGGGCCTTGGAACTAGGCAGTTACCTCGGACACTCAACCCTTGCGATTGCGATGGCGGGCCTTGAAGTCGTCGTGTACGACACCGATACGAGCGTCGTGGACAAACGCAAAGCCCTGCTGAAAGATTACAAGGTGGAGTGGAACAACGCCCCATCCAGCGAAGCCCTCAACGAGCAGCGGTATTTCGAATTCATCTTCCACGATTCGGACCACGGCGACACAATGATTCCCGAAATGGTGCGTCTATTTAACCAGCGGCTACTCAAAGGTGGCACGATGATGATTCACGATGCGGAACTACTGACCATCCTCAACCTGTTGGGTCAGTTGGAACCACACGAACACCGTAGCAGTTGGGACGGAAGGGGACGGCAAATGCTGACCATCATCAAGAAACTATGACCGCCAAGACCTTCATATTCTGCCACGATGCCGAAATCGTCAAGGGGTGTATCAATAGCGGACGCTTTGACCTATTTGACGACTTGCGCTGGGTCATGCTTGGCCCACGGGACTTTTCAAGCATTGCATCCATACCAGGTCTAATCATCGCACGGGACTTGCCCGACAACATCGAGCATCACCGCAACCTTGTGGCGTGGACTGGATGGTACGCTTTGGCCCGCAACGGTTACATCCAAGAGGGAGACATCGTGAATCTATTTGAATACGATGTCACTTACAACCAAGGCCAATTTCGCCAACTGCCTCAATGCGGGTACTTCCAAATCCCCGTGGACACCGTTCCATATTGGCAATGCGGCCACAACTACGAACCACATATTAAGACCTTGACGGGCAAAGGTTCGGGTGAATTTATGGCCCCGATGGTTCCCGTGACTTCCAACTACACGATGGTTTGGAGCGATGCCCACCTCCAACTGACCTTGGACTGCATCACCAAAGGTTTGACCGAATTGACCTATGTAGGTCATGTCCTTGAGCGGGCATACTCGCAGTACTTCGTCGGCATCCCCATGCAAGCGGGTGCATTCAACCACGCCTTCGCCAACTCCCACGGGTTTTAGCCATGCACCTGGTCGGCATTAATTACGCAACCGCCGAATATTGGCCCGCCGCACGGGAGCAAGGGATGTACTATCCATTCCCAGTTACAACGGTTACGGATGAAAAACGGCCAGGTAGGGGCAACGATTGGTGGAGGTGGAAGCCGAAAATCATCTTGGACGCTTTGCTGGATTTGCAGGACGACGAAGCCCTGCTTTACCTCGATGCCCAAGATGTCCACACGGACGANTGCTTCGACTTTGCAAAGCGATGGCTGACCGACAACCCCATCCTACTACACCAAAACTTCCACAACCACATCTCCTACACCAAGGGCGATTGCTACGCCTTGATGGACTGTTTGCAGTTCTTTAACGAGGGGCCGATGCAACTGGAGGCAGGGTTTTTGGGATTACGCAAGACCGAGGCTAATATCGCCTTGATGCAAGAGTGGGCCAAATGGCTTGCGGTTGACAAGGTCGTGAACGATGACCCCAGCGAATACCCGAATCACCCATCGTTTATTGACCACAGGCACGACCAAAGCGTGCTGACAAACCTTGCCCTACTGCACGGCCTTCCGATGGTCGTCGTTCCTTCCGTACATTGCAACGCAAGACCGAAACTATGAAACTCCAAGACCTCACCATCGACCAGTTCCAACGCATCGCGGCGCTGGAGTTCAGCCCCGTGCTTACGGACTACGACAAGCGTGCAGGGGTCGTTGCGATTGTTGAGGGGGTGGACATATCGCTCGTCCGAGAAATGCCCGCCAAGGGGCTGACTAAGCGTTACAAGACCATCATCGCAGAGTGGAACGAGTTACCCACCCTCGCTTACAGGAGGCGGTTCAAAGCAGGCGGCAAGTGGTGGATTCCCACGGTGTTCACGGATGAGTTAACCGCTGGACAACTGATTGACCTTATGGACACGGACACCACTGACGAAAAGAAACTCGTCCAAAACCTGCACCGCATCATGGCTACGCTATGCAGGGAGGGCGGCTTCCTCGGTTACTTCCCGAAGAAATACGACGGGGCAAGCCACCAAGAGCGGGCCGAACTGTTCAAAGCCCACGCCAAGATTGGCGATGTTTGGGGGGGTGGTCTAGAGTTTTTTTGCTAAGTTCCGAAAGTTACTTGAAAGTTTTGAGCGACTATTCTCGTCACCTGACGAAGGGGATGCAGGGCCAGTAACCAACCCGCTTGCTGGGTACGGTTGGCTGATGGTGGTGTGGAGGATGGCCAACAAGGATGTGCTGAAATTCGATGCCATCTTCGCAATGAAAGCGGTGGAGTTCTTGAACTACGCCCTGCTTATACACGATATTTTGGAATCCGAACGCCAAGAGGCGGAGCGTATGAGGCGCAGGTAGGACACTTTGGGAGGCTGGTTACATTTACCAGCATGGAGTTTGATGTATTCGTCGGAGGGTCAGGCAAGAAGCTGACTGACCTGCAGAAGGAGGCCTTGGCTGACTTCGGTGTGAGCCTTGCGGACGGAGCGATTGAGAACAAGTCCTATGCACTTGTAACCAAGTGGCTGGAGGGTGTGGTCAGGCTCGCCAAGCAGAACCTCGCAAACGCCAACGCCATTGGCAGCAACTCCCTTGCTCAGAGTATAACCGTTGAGCCTATTACCCTGACCGATTCCTCCTTTGTTGTGGCTATCAAGGCCAACGATTACTGGAAGTTTGTGGACCTCGGTGTCAAGGGAACGCAGAAGAGCAACCGTGCGCCAAATAGCCCGTTCCGATTTAAGGGCAACCCGATTCCCATCCGACCCATCCAAGAGTGGATTGCGTTCAAGGGGATTCCGTTGCAGGGCCGTGACAAGCAGGCCGCCAACCGTTCCTTCGCCATAAACATCGCCCGCAAAATCAGCAGGGAAGGCTTACGGGCCACCAACTTCATGTCCAACGCCGCCACCAAGGAGATGGTGGATGTGTTAACCGAAAACATCGCCGAAGTCCTCGGCAAGTCCATCAGCGTCGCAACCGTCCGATAACCCATGTCCATATCCGTCCTTTCGGGTTCGCCCCTCGTAGCGACCCCTGTCTACAACAAGATGCTCTACAAGGTCAGCGGCTCGCTGATTGCACAACCTAATTACCGCTATGTCTGCGATGTCAAGAACCCCGCAGGCACGACGCTGGCAAGGTTGAAATGCGACAAACTGCCGACGACCAACTTCGGATTCTTCGATGTGCAGAAGGTGGTGGAAACCTTGATAGCCCCGACGGCCCCATCGCCGACGCAGACGGGATTCGTGGAGCATTCGGGGTTCTATTCGGGGTATCGGCTGGACTTTACCCAAGAGTACGGGAACACCCCCGCAGTAACGGGAGCGACCACAACGGTCAGCGGGGTTATGGCCTTTGCAGGAAACTTGGAGCAGTTGGAACTTGCTGACTGGAGCCTAAGCCCGTACTTTCGAGTTGGCCTTAATTTTGCGATTTCACGACCGCTGACAACTCAAAAGAATTTTACGGTCTACAAGGGAGGCCGCAACTTCCTTGCTATCAACGCAACAAGATATACGGCCTTATCGGGATTTGACAACTGGCTCGTATCGGCACGGGTAAACTACAAATCCGTCGACTACGACTTTGCAGTTACGCCGAGCCTATCGGGAATTACGGACTACAACATTCAGCGTTTTGCTTGTGGCCCTGCGAATTTGTTGGGCAGCATCCCCGCATTGAGCGGAGCGGTAGAGGGCGATTCCTACACGGTGCAGTTTTTCAGCGACGCAATCGGGGGGCTAAATTTAACCACCTTCACCTTCGGCCCCTGCCAGCGGTTTGATTCCATCCCCGTTCACTTCGTCAACAAGTACGGCGGGATTGATTCCTACACCTTCACGATGAAGAACCGCAAGCGGGCCAACATCCAGCGGGAGGTCTTCGGGTACAATTCCGATGTGTACGCCACGACCACCTACAACAAGGTTTGGGCGGGGTCGTTTGACTATGTGTACGCCCTAAATAGCGATTGGCTGACCGATGCCGAATCCGAGTGGCTCATTGAAATGGTTCGGAGCGGGTATGTGTGGCTCGAACTTGGGGGAACCCTTGTGGAAGCGGTGGTTAATGCCAACCAGTATCAATTTGTAACCAGACGGAATGACCGCCTCACCCAACTGCAAATCGAGGTGGCCGTAGCCTACGACAACAACATCCTATGAGTGTCACGCTGATAGCCTACCCGACGACCAGTTTTGTCAACGACTTGGCGGCGTGGAACAACTTCAACACCCGTGCCGATGCGGATGGAGCGGACACCAAGGAGGAAGCCTGCTTTGATTGCTTGTATTCCCGCTTTGCACCCCTGAACGGGATGCCCGAACTCGCTTATGTCCTGGACACGATGGGCGGGACGGATATTGCGGTAACTTATTCCATCGGCGACATTGAGGATGTGACCAAGCAACGGGGGTCGTTCAGTAAGACCATTACCCTGCCGAACACCCCGACGAATCGGGCTTGCTTTGCGTATGCTTACAACATCCAGTCCTTTGTGGGTGGATTCCAACCGAACAAGCGGATTCGTGCCGCTATGTGGGAGGACGGGGTGCAGGTGTTCAGCGGTGTGCTGCAACTGCTATCCATGAGCAAGACCAAGGGAACCGTCACCTACGAGGTGGGGTTGTTTACGGATAATGTGAGTTTATTCAAAGCCATTGAGGGCAATATGCTGGTCAACACCGCAGGCGTTACAGGCATGAACCACACGCCCACCAGCGGCCATGTGTCGGGTACTTGGACGGCATCGGGTGCGTTGAGCAGTGGGTATGTTTACGGGGTGGTGGATGCGGCGGGGTTTAGCGACTTGACCCAAGGTAACCTGGTTGCAGGGTGGTGGCAGTTGGGGCCAAGCCTTTATGTCAAGAAGATGGTGGACCTCATCTTCGCCCAAGCGGGATTCAGGTACTCGTCCAACTTCTTCAACTCGTCGCTGTTCAACAAACTGGTTATCCCCTACGCAGCGGGGACCATGCCTGTCAACCTATCTGGGTCCAATATCTTTGCCCAAAGCACAGGAAACACGGCAAATTTCATCAAGGGCGCAAACCAAACGCTCGCATTCCCCAAAGACACGCCTGCGCCGTTCTACGATAATCCTGGCTACTGGGTCGCCTCGTCCAGCACCTTCGTTGCTCCAGCACTCCCATCCCGTTGGAATGTTGATGTGACCTTGAATGTCAGCGGTTCAATTTCGTTTAGCGGGAGTATTCGTTGCAATATGTCCATCCGAAACATCACTGATTCAACGGACATCTCGGTAATCAGCAACATTACCGCAAGAACTCAAAACCAGTTTACGGTCCGCTTTGAAAACATAACCATCCCAGCAGACATTACCGCAAATGTTGGGTTTGTCATTACCGCTGATACGGTTGTTGCAACCCAAAACTTTAGCGTCCTTTCGGGGGCAACGGTTCAATGGACTTGTCTTGAAAACCCCGTTGGTATCGGCGTTCTGGATATGCGGACGGCCCTGCCTGCCGATGTCAAGCAGAGCGACCTCTTGCAAGATTTGCAGAAGATGTTCAACCTCCAGTTCATGCCCGACCCGCAGGACCCCAAACTCCTATACATCGAGCCGTGGAAGGATTTTTACACTTCGGGCGTGGTGGATTGGTCGCAGAAATCCGACGAGAACGCAGAGCAGAACCTCACCAACGGCGACCCCAACGCCTACACCAACATCGTGTTCAAGTACAAGGACATGGGCGACTACCTGTCCAAAACCTATAAGCAGTCCTACCCGCTTGCAAGGGAAGGCTACGGAGGCCGAATCTTCAACACGGGCAACTTTTACGGCAAGGGGGATAAGGTGGTTGAAACACTATGCGGCACACTCATCCCCGCATCGTTTGCCTCCGATAAAGTGGTCGGTCGCACTTGGGATTTGGAAGGCACACGGTTGAGCGGAAGCATCAAGCCCCTGCAGACGGGCTATCGAATCGCCCAATACAACCGCATCACGGGTCAAACGCCTTGGCTCTATTGGTACGGTCTTGAAGAGGACGGCTTTGCTGCAACAACCCCGATAACCTCCCTGCCCTTCGTCAGCCACATTGACAACCCCTACGCCCCGAATGTGGACCTCACCTTCGGGCAACCAAGGTTGGTCTATTACAACGCCGTGAACGCAAGTGGGTCGCCGTACGCCTACACCAACAACAACCTCTACAACACCTACTGGCTCAACTACATCAACGAAACCGTATCACAGGAAGCCTTGCAGTTGGAACTCACGATGTTGCTATCCTCCGTGGACATTTACCAACTGGACTTCCGCAAGCCCGTGTATTACGGAGGCATCCGTTGGCGACTGCTGGAGATTCGGGACTACCTCGTAGGGCAGATGAAGCCGTGCCGAGTGACGCTTCGCCGCATCCTCAACCTGACCGAGTTTGCGGCAAAGTCCACCTCACCGCCAAGAAGCGACCCGTCGGGACTATTCAACGGCCCCATTGACCCCGACCCTGTTGACCCAGGCTATGAACCACCCGTAAACCCCGAACTACCCTCCGAAGGATAACCATGGCAGATGTAACCAAAGAAATTGTACTTGAGGTTGGCCTCAAGGATTCCACCGCCGCTGGCACGACCAGCGCAAAGACCCGCCTGAAGGAACTCCAAAAGGCGTTGATTGATATGTCCCTTGCAGGACAAGACGGGACGAAGGCATTTCGTGAAATGGAACGGGAGGCGGGGAAACTGAAAGACCAAATTGGGGACACCCAGCAGCGAATCAAGAACCTCGCCTCGGACACCCGAACCATTGACACCTTCGTCGGTGCGGTGCAAGGTATTACTGCTGGATTCCAAATTGCACAGGGTGCGGCGGCACTATTCGGGGATGAGAACGAGGACCTGCAAAAAGCCATGTTGAAAGTGCAAGGGGCCATGGCTCTCGCCAACGGGGTGCAGCAGGTGGCCAACCTGCTCAACAAGGATAGTATCCTAATCACCAACGCCCAAGCAGCGGCGCAGGCACTCTACGCCGTGGCCGTTGGAACCAGCACGGGAGCGATGAAGGCATTCCGCATCGCCCTGCTTGCGACGGGTATCGGTGCAGCAGTTGCGGCAATCGGGTTGCTCATCGCCAAGTGGGACGAACTCACCGCAGCGGTTCGGCGGTTCTTGAACTTGCCCGACCCCAAGCAACGGGCAGCGGAGCAGGCGATGGCATTGAAGGACCAAGAGGTGCAATTGGAGAAATACCGCAGCGCATACGAGGCCCATACCGACGGTCTAATCGCTGCTGACGCTAAACGCAAAGCCGCCCGTGACAAAGCCATTGCAGACCGCATCGCAGAGAATGAACGCCTCGCCATCCTTGCCGCCGCTGAACTCAAAGCGGAGGCCGATTCGGTCGCCTACGAGAAAGCCTTGTTGGACCAGCAGACCGCTGACTTCAACGCATTTGCCGAAGCCTACTTCGCCGAGAGCGATGCCATCCTTGAACACGACCGCAAGAACGCCGAAGAACGCAAGGCCATTGAGAAAGCCGTTGCGGATTACAAGGAGCAGGTGACGGCGGATTCCCTTGCCGCCATCGGGCAGACCCTTGCCGCATTCGGCAACGAGAACAAAGGTTTGGCCATTGCAGCCTTGGCGATTGAGAAAGGTGCGGCGATTGCTAATGTCATCGTAAACCTTAACAAAGAAATGGCGGCCAATGCGGTTATGGCGGCGGCCAACCCAGCGAATGTCCTGACGGCTGGAGCGGCAGGCATTGCACAACTCAAAGCGTTTAACACCATGGCCAAGATTCGTGCAGGCTTGCGGGTCGCATCCATCACGGCAGCGGGCATTGCAGCAGGCAAGGCTATCACAAGCGGCGGGGAAGGAGGCGGTGCGCCTTCACCTGCTGGACCGATGCCTTCGGGTGCGGGTGGGGCTGCTGCTCCCCCAATCTTCGCAAACCCCAACACAACCGACCTATCCTCCTTNGGGAACGGCCAAGGCCAAGGNNNNCAACCCATGCGGGCCTATGTGGTGGAGCGTGACATCCAGCAGACCACGAGCAGGGTGCGCCGCTTGTCCGAATTTGCAACATTGGGCTAACCCCTACATCTACCACCATGGAACTACCCGTATATCGGATGACCGTGGACGAAGTGGACGAAGGCGTGCAATTCGTGGCCCTCGTTGATATGCCTGCGATTGAAAAACCATTCCAAGCCTTCGCCAAGACCCGCAACGCTTCNCGAAACGGGGGAACGCAGGGTGCTGACGGGACCGCTCATGCTTGCCGATACGCCCATCTACCGGAAGGACGACACCTATGGCGAGTACTATGTCGTGTTTGACAAGGCCACCATCCGCAAAATAGTACAGAAATACTTCAAGCAAGGGAACCAGCACAATGTGAACGCCTACCACAATGCCGAACTCGATGGCGTGTTCATGTTCGAGTCCTACATCACCGACGCAACTCGTGGCATCCTTGCACCCAAGGGCTACGAGGACACCCCCGACGGCTCTTGGTTCGGTTCCTTCAAGGTCGAGAATGACGAGGTGTGGGAGAATCGCCACGCTTTCAAGGGTTTCTCCGTGGAGGGCTTGTTCGGCATGAAGAACACGGGAACCGAATTGGAGGTCGCACTTGCGGGCCTTGCAGACGATTTGACCAACTTTTTGCAACATATCCAACCAAACTACAAATCCCTTTAATCTATGAACCTAAAAGCAGCCATTGACACTCTCCGCACCGAGTTGCGGAAGTTCACAACCCAAAAGCAAGCCTTCGCCGACTACAAGTTGGTAGATGGTACGGTCATCCGTGTGGACGGCGACCTCGTTGCTGGAACGCCCGTCTATGTCATTACCGAAGACGAAACCCTGCCCGCCCCCGACGGCGAACATCAAGTGGAAGGCGTTGGTGTAGTCAAGACCGAAGGTGGCAAAATCACCGAAGTCGTTGTCGCCGAAGCCCCTGCTCCTGCCGAGGAAGTTGCCGTTGCTGCCGAGATAACCCCCGAAGTTGCAGGTGAAGTGGTGAGTGAAATCGCCGAAGGCTACCCAATGGTGGACCCTGCGATGGTTGAAGAAATCGTCAAGAAGCACCTGGTCAGCATCATGGAGGAATTGAAGGCCGCCTATACTGAAATGGGCAAGATGAAGGAGAAAATGGCCGCATTTGCAAGCCAAATGGAAACCATGACCGACATCGTTGAGAAAGTCGCTGAACTCCCATCCGAAGCCCCCAAGCCAACCGCCTCCGCAATCGTGGAGCAACGCAAGGCCGCCGCAACGCAGAACTTCAACAACCTCGCCCAAGCAATTCAAAACCTAAAAAAATCCAAATAAACTTTAACCCCCAAAACAAAAAGCCATGTCATTTTCTCTTGGAACTCTAACCGCTTACACCGAGCAGCAAAGGTTGCCGCTCATCACTAAAGCCGTATTCTCGGCTCGCACCGCCGCCCTGTTCACCAAGCAGGTTGGTGTGAAATCAGCCGCTGCCCTCAACTTGATGGACACGGATGCTGCCCTGCAATCAGGAACCGCCTGCGGATGGAATGTCGCTGGCGCTGCATCAGGAACCACAACCTTCACGCAAAGGAATGTCACCGTTGCACCCATGAAAATCCAAGAGGCTCTTTGCCCTCGTTCATTGGAGCAATACTGGATGCAGTCCCAGTTGACCCAAGGTTCTACCTACGACGGAGTTCCTTTTGAGCAGGCTTACGCCGAGCAGAAAGCCCTCCGTATCGCCGAAGCGTTGGAGAATGCTATTTGGTCGGGTTCTACTTTGGTGACTGGTATGTTGACAATCCTCAACGCCGCATCGGGTTCAACCGTATCGGGTAACACCGCTGCGATTTCGGGTGCTATCACGACCGCCAACGCAATCCAAATCTTTGACAACATTTACACCCGCATCCCGCAGGCTATTCTTACCAAGAATGACCTCGTAATCTTCTGCGGATGGGATGTATTCCGCACCTTGATTGGAGCCTTGAAGGCCAACACGGGTGTCATGTATAATCAAGTGGATTTGCAGGGCCTTGCCGATGGTGACATCATCTACCCTGGTACAAATGTCCGTGTCGTTGCAGTCCCAGGTTTGCTTGGATATAACCGCTTGGTTTGCAGTTACTTAGGCAATTTTGTCTATGCGACTGATTTGCTTTCGGACGAAGAAAATTTTTCCCTGTGGTACTCGCAGGACAACGATGAAGTCCGCTTCCAAGCCGCCTTCAAAGTTGGTGTCCAAGTCGCTTACCCTGACCTCGTTGTTGACTGGAGATTGGCCTAAGTGTAAGGGGGGCGGGTAACTGCCCCCCGCTTTTTTAGTATAACATAACCCTCTAAAAATACACTATGTCTTGTTCCTTAACTACGGGCTACGCCCTCGGATGCCGCAACAGCGTTGGCGGTATCAAAACAATCTTCGTGCAAACCTTCAACCCAACGGGAACGGTCGCCAACACCACAGGCTCGGTATCGGGAACCCTTGCAGGTACTTGGTTTGAATACGATTTGACCAAAGCCACCTCCAGTATGACCGAAACGCTGAATGCGTCGGTTGAGAATGGAACGCTTTTCTACACGCCCGAACTGACCTTCACCATCAACAAGTTGCAGACCACCGTCCGTAATGAGTTGCGCCTATTGGCTCAAAATCGGGTGTACGCAATCGTTCAAGACAACAATGACCGCTACTGGTTCCTCGGTGCGGCCAACGGCTTGGAGGTGTCTGCGGGAACCGCTGGAACGGGTACTGCATTTGGTGACCGTTCGGGTTACGAGTTGACGCTATCGGGCATGGAACCCAATCCGATGCTGAATGTTTTGTCAACCCAATTCACGGTGGCCTCGGCACAAATCAGCGGTTCTTAGAGTATCTTTGACCTGCGGGCCTCACACCCGCATGGTTTAGTGGTCTGGGCCATCTCGCAAGGGGTGGCCCTTTTTTTTGTACCTTTGGGCATGAGAATTTGCATCGTTTACAACGCCCACCCGACGGGGTGTTCTTTCTACCGCTTGGAGATGCCGAACGCCTACCTTGGCGACAACTACACCGAGTTCGACTATGTGTGTGTCGATAACATCGCCAATGTCAAGGATGAGGACTTAAAGACGGTCGATGTGTGGCTATTTAATCGTCTTTGGTGTCAAGGCACACTTGACCAAATTCGGAAGGTTTACGAGGCTCTAACGGCCTTTGGGGCGAAGGTAATCTTGGACCTTGACGACTAACTGGGTTTTCGGAATCGGGACACATCATGTACCGACACTATTTGTCCACCAAACTTGACGAGCAGATTCGGGAGCACATTCGCCTTGCGGACCATGTGACCACCACGACCGAACACCTCGCCCAAAAGATACGCCTGCTGAACAAAGCCGTAACCATCCTCCCCAACGAACCCTACGAAGCCTATCAGCAATACTTGCCCGACACGAACGCAGAACCCGAACCGCACCTGTTCAAAATCGGATGGTTCGGAGGGGCGCAGCACCAAGAGGACATCGCCTTGGTGGAACATTCCTTCGGCTTGCTGGCCCATGACCGTTCCCTTGACGGGAGATACAAAATCTACCTTGGCGGGTGGAATGATGGGAATGCGGTGTACGACGACTACGAAAAAATGTTGTCCTGCCGTGGGCTGAACAAGAACTACGGACGCATCCAAGCCGCTGACATCTACTCCTATGTGGGGGGATATAATTTCATCAACGCCACCATCGCCCCGCTCCGGGACACGAAGTTCAACCGCCTCAAAAGCGAACTGAAAGTCGTGGAAGCCGGCTGGATGGGCAAGGCTATCATCGCATCCGAAACCANCCCCTACACCGACATAATCGTCCACGGCCACAACGGGTTGCTCATCCCCTACGGGGAAAAAAAGGACGCTTGGTATAAGGCGGTGAGGAAGTTTGTGAACGAACCCGACTACGCCAAGGGGCTTGCCATGCAGTTGTCCAAGGATGTAAGGGAGCGGTTTGACATCAGCAAGACCGCCGAGCGCAGGGCCGAACTCTACCGAAGACATCGGGCGCAAATTGTGAAATTCGGGCGCAAAGTACATTTAGGGATAGAGTGATTTACCTATCCCCGAACACCACCAATACCATCGTCGTCACTTGGACGCAGCGGGCCTCTACGGGCGACCGTTACATCTTGCGGCTGACCAACATCGCCAAGAACCTGACTACCGACTTCACCCTGCTGAAATCGGCAAACCTTTCTTCATACACCGAACGCTATGACAAATTTTCGCTTGCCGTGGGGTCGATTGAAACAGGCTCGTATAAGTATGAAGTTTACGATACCTCTTCCACGGTTGGTGCAGCCGTTGCGGTGGTTGAAACGGGCTTGGCGTATGTACAGGTAGTATCGCTGACCTTCAACACCTACGGCAATTCCATCCAGTACACCGTTTTCGGGGCGACCGATGAGGGTGTCTTTGACCAAACCTTTGACCCATCCTTCGCATGAGCGTACAAACAAGAACGCAGTTGCAGGCAAGTGCCGCAACGATTACCAACGAAACCGCCGCAGGCGCAAACACCGCCGCCCGTGTTGGTGGCCTATTCGATGACCTCGCAGACACCGCCACCTTGGACCGAGAGCGGGGCGTTGTCAATCGTTACATTGACACCCCGACCAACTGGACACCAACGCAAGGGCAGGCCGTTAAATTGACCGCAACGATGAAGGCGGGAGCGGTCAGCACCTACAACTTTACAAGCACGTCCAATGCCCTTACCTACACAGGCACAACGAGTGCGATGCTTCGGGTGTCGGTCAACTTGGTGCTATCGCAGGGCAATGGGAATCAAGTGAAAATCTACATCGCCAAGAATGGCACAATAATTGCACAATCCTTGGCTGACCTCACGCTATCGCACAACAACGGCCACGCCGTGTTCACCGAAACGGTNCTGCAAGGTGCTGCAAACGATGAGTTCACAATCTACATCAACGCCGTGAATGACGGCGGGAGCATCGCATTTGAATCCCTATCCTTCACCGTCCACACGCTATGAGTATAAAGCAATCATTCACCCAATGGCTTGGGATTGAACACAAGGTCCCCGTGATGTTGGAGAACAAGGCGGGCAAGTACATCACCTACGGGGCGTTGAACGAGTACCCCTACTATCTGCTGGACAACTACCGCCGCAGTTCCAAGCACAACGCTATTGTGAACGGCAAGGTGAACTACATCGTTGGCGGAGGCTGGCAACCAGGGGAGAAAATGACCGTGGAGCAGCAGGCCCGCTACGCCAAGTTCTTTGACGGGTTATCCGAGCATGACGACCTCAACGACATCACCGAAAAACTCGTTCTTGACTTGGAACTATTTAACGGGTTCGCCGTTGCGGTTACATGGAACAAGATGGGAACCATTGCTAAAATGGAACACATTCCCTTTGAAAAAATCCGAGTGGACAAGGACGAGCGGATGTTCCAAGTCGCCGATTGGTACGACGATGCAATGGTGCGGTTGTTCCCGAAGATTGGCGATGTCGAAAAGATTCCCGCCTTTGATGCGGATAACCGCATCGGCAAACAGTTGTTTTATTACAGGGTCTATGCCGCTGGCGTGAAGTCCTATCCCCTCCCCGAATACATGGGAGGCTTGGCTTGGATAGAGGCCGATGTCCAAGTGGCCAACTTCCACAACAACAACCTCCGCAATAACTTTTGGGGCGGGTATTTAATCAACTTCAACAACGGCATCCCAACGCCCGAAGAACAGGGCGATATCGAGAGGCAGATTAAGCGCAAGTTTTCGGGGACCGACAATGCGGGTCGCTTTGTTGTGACCTTCAACGATGATGTGAGCAAGGCTCCCACCTTGGAACCGCTCACACCGAGCGACATGGACAAGCAGTTCGAGATTTTGAACAAAGCCATCCAGTCCGAAATCTTCATTTCGCACAGGGTCGTGAACCCCATGCTATTTGGTGTGAAGACCGAAGGGCAACTTGGCGGCAGGCAGGAACTGGTGGAGGCTTACGAACTATTCAAAGCGACCTATGTGAACGACCGAGTTCGCAAGGTGGAGCGGATGATTAACTACTTGGGTTCGTTTAACGGCGTGGAGGGGATGGAGTTGATTCCTGTGGAACCAATCACGGAGCGTCTATCCGAACAAGCCCTGCTGCAAATTATGACCCCCGAAGAACTGCGTGAGAAAGCGGGCCTCCCTGCGTTGGAAAAGCAACCCGCCGATGTGGTGGGTCCGAATCCCCAACCCGACGAGCAACCGCAAACGCCCATGGTCATGGGCAACGACAACATCAAGAAATTGTCGGGCCGTGAGTACCAAAACCTCATGCGAATCGTCCGCCATTACGCCCAAGAAAAAATACACCTTGGAGATGGCCCGCACGATGCTCTCCGCTGGTTTCGGCTTGACCCCCGAAGAAGTGAACACCCTCCTTGGCGTGCAGGAGCAAGCCTTTAGCGAACCCCAATGGGGCGAAGAAGACACCGAGGACTACGGATGGGGGGACGAGGAGTTTAAGGTCTTAGAGGTGGTCGCAAGCAAGTTTGGGAGCAGCGCAGACGACTATGTTGTCATGCACAGTAAGCCAATGCGGTTTGACACCGACTTAGACGACCAGGTCCGTCAAGCCTTCGCTGAACTTGGCGAGGAGGAGAAAGAACTGGATGCGCAAATCGTGGCATATAGGAAGAAGAATCGGGACGCAAGCGTGGAAGAAATGGCCAAGGAGTTCGGGGTCAGCAAGGCGAAGGTCGCCAAGCGTGTGGCGTACTTGATTACCAAAGACCGTTACCCCATCGCAAGGGCCGTGGACCAAATCGCATCCGAGAACCTGCCCAAAAACATCAAGGAAGTGGCCGAACCCGTGCTGGAGGTGAGGTACAAATACGCTTGGGCCGCTGGATTCAGCAACAAGGATAAGAAGACCAGCCGTGAATTCTGCAAGGTCATGTTGGACCTCGCTGACCAAGGCAAGGTCTACACCCGTCGACGACATCAACGGTATTTCCAACATCATGGGTTAGTAGCGTATGGAACCGCCGTGGTGGTTGGTATCATACCGCCAGCGGCGTGAACCGCCCCCAATGCCGCCATGTATGGGAGCAGCAGTTGGTCATTCGCAAAGGCAATAAAATCAGCAAAGCATGAAGGCACTTTTCATATCCGAACAAACCCTGCTGGACAATAGCGTAATCAACGAGAATGTTTCCTTTACGCAGATTCGGCCTACCATCGTGAAGGTGCAGGAAATGCGGATCCAACCAATAGTCGGATCGGCCCTGTACTCGGAAATAGGTGACGCAAGTGGTGAGCGGTACGACCACGGCCCTGAACACCACGCTCTTGGAGGACTACATCCAGCCCGCCATGGTGCAATGGCTTTACTTATGAACTCCCGATGGTCTTGGCGTTCAAGTACATGAACAAAGGCATGGTTCGCAGAACCAGCGAGGAATCGTCGCAGATGAGCATGGACGAGATTACAAGGTTGACGGATAAAGTGAAGAACGATGCCGAATGGTATTCGGAGCGCATCACCCGCTACCTCATGGAGAACCGCACCGACTACCCATTGTTCAACTCCCCGCCATCGGCCTTGGATACCATCTACCCCAACGGCACCAACTACAACACGGGCATGGCCTTGGATGCAAGAACCCTGCGTCGTGGTGCTGGCTTGGACCGCCCTTGGCCTTACGGATACGACCCTTACTGCAACAACTGCTAACTATGGGCGCACACGCTAAAAACATTTTGAAACTACAAGCCTATGTCTTGGATAAAAATCAAACAAGCACTCCTTGCGCTTGCAAATGCTCATCCCCAGGTAAACTCCTTCGGAACGGGCGACCCGCTTGCGATAGGAACGGACAACACGATAAATCTTCGAACCCCAAGCCGTGAGCGAATCGTCTATCCGTTGGTATTTGCGGATGTTCAGTCAGCGAGTACGGACTTGGGCAGTTTGGCTCTTACTGTGGGTGTCTATTTCAGCGACCGAGTGGAATCCATTGCCACGATGGGTGGGGTGGTTTCGGGCAGTCCGACGCTCGGTTGGCAGGACAACGAAGACGAGGTTTTGAGCGACCAACTGCAAATCGCTCAGGACTTCATTTCAGCCCTTACAAACGACCCGACGCAAGAGTGGACGCTCAGTACCTCCGTGTCGCTTACACGCTTCGTAGAGAGCCGTGATGACCGTACGGCGGGATGGGTGGCTACGCTACAGTTCCAAATCCCGTACTCGCACTCCGTTTGTGAAATTCCTTCGTAAAATACATTTACAGTAAACAACCCAAGCAATGCCTACTCCAATTTTACAACAAATGCTCGGACAGGGCGGAACCATGGAATTCGTGGACGCTGCCGTGTCGGGCAAGAACTACGACTTCCTTGTGGTGAACGCCGCTGCGACCTTCACGACCTTGACGGGTACGGGAGGCGAAGACCTGCTGACCGCCTATGCAATGTCGGGAAAATCCGTGTCCGCTGGAATAGTTATTTCGGGCCGCAACGGCGGGAAGATTACGGAGGTCACTCCATCGGTGGGTTCGGTAATCGGTTACACCTTCCTGTAATGTTCATCGGCTACGGATACGGCTATCCCCGCTCGCTTATTCTCGGCGGTTCGGGCAACCCTTATTGGGCGGCCTACAATGTCCGTGCGTCTGCTGACGGCGCAACCGCTGCCGAAACCGCAAGCAACGACTGCCTGCAAGCCCGATTCATTGCCACCTTCCAAGATTACAATTTCTTCGTGTGGACCGATACGGTGTGGGCGGTGTTTAATTCCCGCTGCGATGCCGATTCCGCCACCGCCAAAGAAACCCTTTTTGAAAACTGCCTCCAAGTGCGCACCTATAATCTAAATTAAAATGCCCGCAGCACCATCTTTACTCATTGTCCCCTATCGTTCCAAGACGGGGAAACTATACTCCCAAATCCCAACCAGCGGGGCGGGGGACTTCGCCGTTACCCGTGACACGACTGCGACGAGGCTGAACTCTGCGGGAGTAATTGAATCCGTTGCATCGGGAATCCCCCGCTT